CCCAAGACCGAAGCCCAGAAGTCTCTGTCCAAGTGGACTAAGGAAGAATGGGGTACTAAGTCTGGGAAACCCTCCACACAGGGGTCTAAGGCGACAGGCGAACGGTATCTTCCCAAGGCGGCTCGTCAGTCCCTTTCTTCGGCTGAATACGCTGCTACTACTAGGGCAAAGCGCGAAGGCACTGCCAAAGGTAAACAGTTCGTCAAGCAACCCAAGGCTATCGCCAGTAAAACGGCAAGGTACAGATGACCACTTCAGGCACTACTACCTTTAACTTAGACCTAAATAACCTGATCGAAGAAGCCTTCGAACGGTGCGGGGTAGAGCTGCGTACTGGTTACGACCTGCGTACAGCGCGTCGTAGTTTGAACCTGTTGACAATAGAGTGGGCAAATAAGGGGATAAATCTCTGGACTATTGAACAGGGGTCGATCCCCATGGTTCAGGGGACGGTTACCTACAACCTTCCTGCAGACACGATTGATCTGCTGGACCACGTGATTCGTACGCAGTCGGGTATCAACCAGACCGACATCAATATTACCCGTATTAGCGTAGATACTTACGCTACCATCCCCAACAAGCTGACCCAAGGCCGTCCCATTCAGGTCTGGATCAACAGGCAGTCAGGTGCAAAGTATCCGGTGGGTGGGCAACCTGCGGGTACGGATGTGGCTACGGGTATTGACTACCCGAACATTAACGTCTGGCCCTGCCCCGACCAGAGCAACTACTACACCTTCGTATACTGGCGGCTGCGCCGTATTCAGGACGCCGGAAATGGCGTCGATACGCAGGATATCCCCTTTCGTATGCTGCCCTGCATGGTGGCTGGATTGGCCTATTATCTGGCCCTGAAAATCCCAGATGCCCTTGAACGGGTGTCTATGCTGAAGGCCATGTACGACGAGCAGTGGCAGCTCGCCGCCGACGAGGACCGTGAGAAAGCCTCCCTCCGTCTGGCCCCTCGCCAGATGTTCTTCTAGGGGGCGTAGATGCCCAATAGGTTTGCTTCCGGTAAAAAGGCTATTGCAGAGTGCGATAGATGCGGCTTCAGATATAAGCTGAAGGAACTCCGGCAGCTCGTCATCAAGACAAAAAACGTCAATATTCTGGTCTGCCCCACCTGCTGGGAACCCGACCAGCCCCAGCTCCAGCTGGGTATGTACCCCGTGGACGATCCCCAAGCCCTGCGCAACCCACGCCGGGATAACAGCTACCTTCAGGCCGGTCTGACTGGCCTGCAAATCCTGACGGTAAACCCCCCGGACCCTACGGCGGCTATATCTTTTGGTGACCCTTCGGGCGGTAGTCGTGTTATACAGTGGGGCTACAACCCTGTGGGGTTAAACAACCCTTTGCAGTTATCAGGTCTTACAGATAGTTTGGTAGGGCAGGGTCAGGTAGGCACCGTAACTATACAGACTACATAGGAGTAGAATATGGCTAAGAATGGCATTGAGACGGCGGTCCATAAGCACGAGAAGAATATGCACCCGAGTAAGCCGCTGACGAAGCTGGCTAAGGGCGGCAAGACCAATATGCAGATGAAGGATATGGGCCGTGGTCTCGCCAAGGTGGCGAACCAGAAGAAGTCCGTGCGCTCTGTCCGTAAGGCGGGAATTTAACATGGCCGAGAAGATTTACAGGAAACCGAAGCCGGTTCCGATCAACGGTAACAGCGGCTACCCCAACAACGTCGCTAACACCCAGACGCAGAAGACACGCGGCACTGGTGCGGCCACGAAGGGCACTGGTCACAGCACGAAGATGGGCTAAATGAACTACGCCACGCTTGTCAGCACGATCAAGGCTTATACTGAGAACGACTTCCCGGATACGGAGGGGTCTGGCGGTCTTACGTCTACCCAGCAGATTGATACGTTCATAGAGCAGGCTGAGACCCGTATCTATAACAACGTACAGCTTCTGGACTTGCGTAAGAACGTTACGGGCAACGCTACGGCTACGAATAAGTATCTGGGCGTACCGTCTGACTGGCTGGCTAACTTCTCTTTGGCTGTCATTGACCCGGTTACTGGTGGTTACGAATACCTGCTGAACAAGGATGTTAACTACATCCGTGAGGCGTTCCCGTACCCGGCAACCACTGGCAAGCCCACCCACTACGCCATGTTTGACCAGAACTCCTACATTCTTGGTCCGACCCCTGATGCCAACTACAACATGGAGCTGCATTACTTCTACTACCCGCCGTCCATTGTGACTGCCGGTACGTCGTGGTTGGGCGATAACTTCGACACCGTGCTGCTTTACGGGTCTTTGTTGGAAGCCGCGACTTACATGAAGAGCGAAGCTGACGTAGTGGCGCAGTACCAAAATCGGTACAACGAAGCTCTGGCACAACTGAAGGCACTGGCGGAAGGCAAGAACCGGCAGGATATGTACAGAACCCAGCAAGTCCGTTATCCGGTGAGATGATATGTTTGATGTAATTAACAGTTCGGTTGGCAGCGTTATGGTGCAGGCGACCCAAGGGCGTGGTGCGTCTCCCGAAGAGCTGGCTGAACGGGCACTGGATAAGATCATTTATGTCGGGGGTAATGCGCACCCGGCTATCCGTGAGCAGGCCGAAGCGTTCAAAGACAGCATTCGCTCCGTGCTTGTGTACTACATGAATGAGGCCGTTAGGGCTCACAACGTGACTCTGGTTAGTAAATTCAACAAGGCTGGCTACCCAGAGCTGGTTAAAATTCTAGATAATTAAGGAGACTTACATGGCGATTACGCAGGCGATGTGCACTAGCTTCAAGGCTGAGATTCTCTTGGCCGTGCATGACTTCCGCGCTACTGGTGGCGACACCTTCAAACTGGCGCTTTATACTTCTTCGGCTTCTATCGACGCCAACACTACGGCGTATACGGCTTCGAACGAAGTTTCTGGTACTAACTACTCGGCTGGTGGCGGCTCGCTGTCCAATCTGGGTGTGGTTACGTCCAACAACACCGCTTCGACGGGTACTGGCTTTACGGACTTCAGCGACCTTACCTTTGCCAATGCGACCATCACGGCTCGCGGTGCGCTGATCTATAACAGCACTCCGTCCGCTAACTCCAACGCCAACACCACCCTGACCAATGCGGCTGTGTGCGTGCTGGACTTTGGTTCGGACAAGACCTCCACGGCTGGTGATTTCACCATCATCTTCCCGGCGGCTACCAATGCGGCGGCTATCATCAGGATTGCCTAAATGGCTCTAGTTCTCGCGGATCGCGTAAAAGATACTACCACCACGACTGGTCAGGGCACGGTTTCCCTTAGCGGGACCGCGCCTACTGGTTTTCAGAACTTCTCGGCTATCGGTAACGGGAACACCACCTATTATACGATTGCCGGTGGTTCTGAATGGGAAGTCGGTATCGGTACCTACACGTCGTCAGGTACCACGCTTTCGCGTGATACGGTGCTTTCTTCCAGTGCGGGCGGCACGACCAAGGTTACCTTCTCTGCGGGTACCAAGGATGTATTTGTAACTTACCCGGCTGAAAAGTCTGTTAATTTAAACAGCTCCGGGGTTTTGGCTACGCCTACGTTTGCAGCCTACCGCGAAACAACCACGACTAACGCAACCGTCACCGGCACCTTCACCGTTGATATGTCTACGGCTAACATTTTCAATATAACTTTGACCGGTAGCACGACATTTACGTTCTCAAACCCTGCTACGTCTGGAACCACATCTAACTTCCTTCTTGCCATTACACAGGGCGGATCGGGTTCCTACACGGCTACTTGGCCTGCTTCTGTAAAGTTTCCTAATAATTCTACCCCTAGCCTGACAACAACGGTTGGCAAGGTTGATATTTTTAACTTCATTACTTTTGACGGCGGCACGACGTATTATGGCTCGCTGTCTTTGGCTAATTTGTAAGAAAGGATCGCGGCGTGAGGCTGATCGTCGGAAGCGAATGGTACGAACACGATACCTTATGCGGGCTGTTGTTAGCTGTGTTTCGTCATAGGCTTTGGCATTGGTGCCAAGGCGATGGTTGGGTTGATTAAAAAGGGAGGCCACCGTGGCGTTTACTAAAATTGACGCGATCTACCTGAATACTTGCATTACCTATGTTCAGGTTCCGACAAAGGTGACAACCCCCGATGGTGTCGAACACGATACCTTGAAGTGGGTTGAGGACGAGACGAGCGACAGCTACAAAGCCAAGGCGCACCTAGATAGTCTGGGGATCAAGTATAATTGGTTGAATTATGCTGATCCTGCGCAACACGCAGAAGTTTTTCCTCCTCTAAATGATTGGGTTTTTGAGGATGGTCTGCATACTTTTAACGAGTTTCCATTCCTGATCTTCACTAAATGCGATGACGTTCTGCCGTTAGATCAGTGGCCGAAGGCTGTAATTATGGGTCTGCAAGACATACTGTCATCTAACATTGCAGAACTTTACGCCATGGGGCGTTCATCAGGCTCGACGAGCGGTGCTTAACAATGCCTCTGCCCCACCTTGGATCGACTAGCGTCGGGTCCAGCAGCCAGACCTTCAACACTTCGGGGACATTTACTGTCCCGACTGGTGTGTACAGCGTTAATTTGTCTGGGCGTGGCGGGGCGGGTAATGCGGGCGGTGCCGGTAATCCCGGTACTGCTGGAAATCCGGGTAATCCGGGCAATAACGGCAACGGTGGCGCTGGTGGCGCAGGGGGGAGCGCAGGTAACCCCGGTGCGACAGGAAACGCTGGCAACCCCGGCACCAATGGTAATGGCGGCGCTGGTGGGGCTAGGGGTAATGCTGGCAATCCCGGCGCTACAGGCAATTCGGGCAACCCCGGTAACAACGGGACAGGCGGCGCTGGTGGGGCGCGAGGCAATGCAGGTAACCCCGGTGCGTCAGGTAACTCAGGTAATCCCGGCAGTAACGGCAACGGTGGCAACGGCGGCGGTGGCGGTGCGGGTGGTAACGGCGGCGGTGGCGGCATTTCTGGTGGCTGTGGCGGCGCTGGCGGTAACCCCGGAGGTAATGCAGGTTCTGGCTACTTTTTCCCAAATCTCGGTGGTAATCGCGGTAATGGTGGTTCTACTGGTGGTGGTGTAGGCGGTTACGGTGGTAACGGTTTTCAATGTGGTTGCTGTAATTTTACCCCCGGCGGCGGTGGCGGCGGTGGTGGTGGTGGTGGGTCAGGCGGTAGCGGCGGTAATCCGGGTAATGCTGGCGCGAACGGAAATCCGGGTAATGCTGGTGGCGGCGGCAGCGGTGCTACAGGCGGTAGCGCAGGCTCTCCGGGTAACGCAGGAGCAAACGGGAATGCAGGAAACACAGGTGCGGCTGGATCGGGTGCTACTGCTGGCAGCGCAGGCACACCGGGCAATGCGGGGGCTAACGGTAACGCAGGTACTACCGGCGCGAATGGTACAGGCGCAACTTCTGGCGCTGCTGGTAGTCCGGGTAATGCTGGCGCAAATGGTAACGCAGGCACGGGCGCTGCAAACGGCAATGTCGGCAATCCCGGTAATACGGGGAACGCGACAACTTTTGGTAACATAGCGAACTTTGCTGGCGGCGCTGGCGGTAATGGCGGAACTGCTGGAACGGGTGCCAACGGCACTGGAGGTGCTGCGGGCAATCCGGGCGGCACCGGGAACCCCGGCAATCCCGGTAATAACGGTACTGGTGGCGCTGGTGGCGCAAGGGGTAATGCTGGCAATCCCGGCGCTACAGGCAATTCGGGCAATCCGGGCAATAACGGCAACGGTGGCGCTGGTGGCGCACGCGGCAATGCAGGTAACCCCGGTGCGTCGGGCAACGCTGGCAACCCCGGTAGTAATGGTAACGGCGGTAACGGCGGCGGCGCTGGCGGAGCGGGTAATCCCGGCGCGGCAGGCAACCCCGGCGGCACAGGCGGCGGTGCTGGCGGTGGCGGCGGTGGTGGCGGATATGGTGGTGGTGGCGGTTGCCCCGGTGGTGCGGGTAATAATTCAGGTGCTGGCAACGGCGGCGCAGGC